TACTGTCAGTAACATAAACAGTACCCCCTGAACCACCTAATGTCATTGTTGGAGATGTTCTCATTGGTTGAGGCATTATAAATTGAGTTACTACAACAGTACCACCACCAGCGCCACGGCCATGCCCGAATGCTGAAATTGTATTAGATGCCCCGTTATGGTCTACATCTGTTATAGGAACACTAAAATACCTCTGACAAAGCGCAAGCTCTTCTGCATATGATCTGTGCTCGAATGGAGTGGCCGTGTCGCCTACTTCTAGCTGTACTTCTGCTAAATAAAAGTTGTTAGATGTGCTGTCCATCCAGTTTACTTGGTTAGATGTAGCGTAATGATTGGTGTTGGTCGTCCAAGTATTGTTTGTTGCGCCGTTGTAGTTACTGCCAAAAGCAAAGTTCCAACCTAATTGAATCCCACGACCATTATCATTAGATATTGCCCCCGTTGAAGAGGTAATAATAGAGGTGCTTCCTGCTGTTGGTGAAATTGTTATTTCTTTCTTTTCCCAAGTATTTGCACTATCAATAGTGTATTCGTATACAAGGTGACAATCTGTTCCGGGTAATTTTCTAAGAATAATAGTGTAGATTCCTGTCTTGTTAGATTTTACCCAAAAAGACAAAGTAATAGATTTTGCAGCTGACGTTCCATATAATAAATGTTGTAAGTTTTGCGCTTCAATTTCGTGATACATATAAGCATATTGGCCGGAACTAATACTCGTATCAGCTGTTGTAACTTGTGCTTTTAAAGAATAACCTGTGCCTGTAGGTGTGTCAGTGGACTGTTCAGTAGTGTAAGCTCCATCTGTATTTACTCCAAAAGCAAACCTATCAACAGTAGCATAGGTGTTGCCAGCGGAAGTAGCTGCGGTTGTTCTCTGCCACACCTGCATAGCACCATTGATGATGAGGTTTTTGTTTGCCTGAAACGCCCCATCAGCAATATCGGCAGTGGTTATCTGCGTTCCAGTACCAAGTAGGTTTGCTAGATTTCGGGCGTTGCTCATTTACTTACTCCGGCTTTGTAGGCCACACAACATCGTCAAGCGAGGTGTAGCTGTCAGTGATGTCACGCAGTGCCTGACGGTATGCTGTACGCTCGGCGCTCATTGTAAGGTCGGACGATGCCCACCAGTCGGTAGCCGCAATCATGCGGTCACGCTCGGCGCGTAACAGCTTCAAAGGCTCCGCTGCATTAAGCTCGGTTAGCTTTGCGCTGACCGCTGACCAGCTTGTTCCCCAATCACTTGGGTTGCTGCTTTCGATAGCCGAGCCGTTTGCGTCAGCGCCCGTAACCTTACGGAACATCTCATTGAACTCTGCTTCGGTTGTTGGCTCACCGCGCAGCACCCATTCGGTGATGCCTAGTTCGGTCAGAGCCTCTGCTATTGATGCCATTTTGTTTACTCCTGTGTGTCTAAAATTAGGGTCATCCGGCAATCTCCATTATCGTGATTCCTATTTCTCTACTGGAGGGGTCAACAAGACTGTTGCCGTATGCACTGTTATAATTCACGTTTTGAAAACCCGCTTGACCGCCTCCTTGGTTTCCAAATCGAACTTGTAATGATTTAGTTGTAGTCCCCCAACTGTCAAAAGCGTGGTTAAAGGAAATAAAAGCAGCGTTAAGACTACTTTGCCAAGAAGTGTAATCGACAGTGCTTGCAGTTTTTGCAAACAAAGTTGTGCCATCGGTTACAATTGCCCAAAAGCCATCACTTTGGTTGGCGCTTTCGTTGCAAGAAATAGTGCTTGTTTGAAACAAGATTTTTGAGTTGGAAAACTTCGGTGTAAAAGAAAATGAACCCCAAGTTGTTCCATCTGTAGCAGTCAGAACAGTGTTTGAATAAGCGATATTTCCTGAGAGTGTTTGATTCGTTAAGTAAGTCACAACCTGAATCACACTCCCAGTTACATTAAGCCCCAAGTCAGCCGCAGTCGGTGCGCCACCCGCCGTGTTCTGGATTGTGGAGACTTTCAATATGCTCGTCATTGTGCAATCTCCATTAGGGTTAATGTAGAAACTGTATTTGCATTGTCATTTTGTACAGTACAAGAACCTCCATCATTTGCAGCAAACATTGTTCTGTAGACTGTTGCGCTTGTTGATGATGGACTATCTAGAAAACAACCAGAAATACCAGCACGATGTTGAGGTGTATCACCATAATAATAACCAAGAGCAAAATTGTAAATATCGCTACTGTTTCTTTGCAATCTCATGTTTATATCTCCAGTAGTGCCACTAAACGCCAAACACCCCTGTTGTTCAATTTGAACGAGTATTTTTGAGGTTGCAAACTTAGGAGTTATGGTAGCCGTTAAACCAGTAAATGTGTATGTTCCTGTACTGATTGTAACCGCCGTGGCGGTAGTCCCTTGTACAACCTGAACCACATGACCCGGAATCTGCACACCGTTGCCGCTAGTCTTTTCGGTGATTGTATCGACATAGAGCGTACTCATCGGGCTACCTCCATTACATACATAAACGACTGTGTACCGCCGGGATTTGCTTGCAGGGTAACACTTGAGTAGGTTCTGATTTGCAGGGTGTATGTTCTTGAGTTTGTGTTTCCGGCTGAAACTAAAACTGTTTTATGCAACCTTGAGTAAATATCACTGTTGCCAGTGTAGTTTTCATAAGAGGGATTACTGCCCTGATTTGCTACGGCAGAGCCGTCTTGCATAACTTGGATGCCACCACCGCCTCCAAGGAGGTGGTAGTTTACAAAGCTGTAAATCACATAGATATCTGAAGACGCAGCTAACGGTGTCATAGTCACAGACAACCCCGTTATATCAACAAAAGAGTTTGACTGGTAGTTATCGTTTGAAGTCGAAGTTGACAGAGGCGTAACCTGCAACACACTCCCCGCTGGCAGCAGCGCACCATTCGGAAACGATGCCTTGCCTGTGCTTGCGTCAAGCGCAATGCCGCTAGTACCCGCCGCATTGTTTATCTGGTCTACATTTAATATCGAAGCCATCTATGCCTCACAGTATTGTTAAGTTGCCGTCAACCGTGATTGTGGCTGATGGGTCTATGCTCAGTGGGCCAATAGCCAGCGCATTTTCTGCCGTGGCAATTGTCGTGTTCTGCGTAACCGTCTGGTTATTGGTGCGGAACACAGCCGTATGTACCTTCGTTACTGTCGTCTGGAAGTTCGGCGCGGTAATGCCGCCAGCAAAAGTTCCCCCAGTTGACGCTGCTACCACATCCGCAAAGGTCTGGGCGCGGTAGGCTATAATTACAATCTCGTCATTTAATGTAGCGCCAGTGGCTAAAGTAACCGTGTCGCCGTTGCTGATAGTATAGTCTGTTTCGTCCAGATGCACACCGTTTAAAAACACATCTACAACAGAGCCGCTAAACGCCAGAATGGCGCTGTTGATGTCCGCACCAGTAAAGACTGTCTGGCTGGCTGTAGCCACATACTTAAACCGGATGACGTTGGTGTAGCTAGATGGCGTGTCAATAGAGCGCCCAAGGTAGCGCACCATAATCACATCACCGTTATCAGGCGCTGCGCTAAAGGCTAGGGTGTTGCCGGATGCCGTATATGCAGCCGAGGCTCCCGGTTCTTGAACCACGTTGCCGATAGTGACGATGATTGACTCACCGTCTGGCACAGTCTGGGTCAGGCCAAACGAGGTCGTTGACCCATCGCCCGTAAAGCGTTGGGAAGCTACCGTTCCATAATTTGGCTCTGATCCTATGTATGCCATTTATTTTCTCCGACAAACCTCATTATTAAAACCTTGCCCACATAGTTACCGCAGATGAATAAGTTAGTGTTGTGTTGTTTTCTCCACCTTCACTGGGGTAGAAATCAGAAAAGTGTCTGTTGTTATCATCATACCCAAAGCCAGCAGATATGTTTCCTTGGTCCTGACCCGCAGAACTAACTGTGTGGGAAACGACTAGCTTTGCATCAGATCCTCCGTGCCAGTAAGAAGCGTCACTCCCCGGATTTGAAAGCCTGTTAGGGTTTGTATAACATCGCCCTGAAGAAGCCTGTTCGTCAGCTATTTTTACCGCCGTAAAACTACTGTTTGTCCAGCGGCTACCACTAAAAATACCATCTCTAGCCCCATACGGTCTAAGTGAGTGTTTACTACTGCCAGTATATCCCGATCTTAATGGCATATTAGTTGTGCCGTTTGAAGTATCGTCTCCAGAAGTCTGCCCAGACCAAAATGCTCTTAATGTTGTATTACCAGCAACTTGATAAACCCAGTTTACTGTATGCCCACTTCTGTTAGAAAAATCAGTTGCCCCCCAAATCATTACATCTTGAACGTAACTTGAACCCCAATCAGCATTCCACATTGATGTGCCGTTTTGAGTGACATCAACCATCGACCTCTGTGAACTGAGTGTGTTTGTAACAGTTTGTGACGCATCCGCCGCAAATCTACCTATTAAAACCCAAATATAATTTTCAGCGTACATTAAATATGCTTGCTGAACACCGCCGTCTGGTGTGTTTATATAATACGCGCCATCTGAAAAATTTGCCCCTAGATAAGTTTCAACAGTTTGAATGCTAGGCAAAGCACGGCTGGAGGAAGAGCCGTCTATCCCAGATTTTATTAAGAGCCAGTCGGATTGCGATGAATCATATATTTTTACATTGCCCGTTACATTATCCCACCAAAATTGCCCATCTACAGGCGATGACGGGGCTGTAGATGAAGTCTGAACAACGGGTGTGATGGTGCTTATCGGCATCTATTTACTCCGGTAAGTTGGCTTGTGCTTCGGCGTTGCGCTCTGCGGCGGTCTTAACCCACCCGCGTGTAAATGCGTCAGCCACGATAAGTTCACGAGTAGCTGGAATCTGCACCCCCTCATCTAGCGCACGGTTAGTGTAGATAGATACGATTTCATCGTTAGCAATCCTTGCACGTTCAGTTACTGCGTTTTCAGCCCACTCAGACGGAGACAATGCAGCGTATTCTAAGCCTTTGAACTGAGTATCTGTCAGTTCGATTTGTATTGTTTGTGTCATTGTTTTTACTCCGATGAATTAGCCTACTAGGTAACCAGAGAACTGTAATTCTCTAGCGTTAGCGTAATACTGACCATTTGAATGTTGAAAAATTGCTTCTATATAATCATTTGCACTTAAACTAGTTAACACACTAACTGAAGCAGGCGCGTAAGCGGTAGCAGTTGGACCTTGAAAGTAAGAGTATGCTAGTTGCGCTCCATTACGCCTCAGTTCTGTTTGCGCCCAACCAGAACCACTATTGATTCTAACAAAGCCTACATGAAGGTGTAACGCATAAACTCCCGCTATTGGCGCTGTAAACCTGTTTGTGATTGTTGAATAGTGTGAACCAACATTGTGCTGCACTGAAGAAAATGGAATTGGGCTTGTTGTTGTGTAACCCAATGGACCTGATTCAGCCCTAAAGCTGGGCTGATACGGCATCGTAACACGGCCTGAACTGTCGATAATAAGTTCTGGTGTGTTATGTCCTATTTGTATCGGTGCGGTAGAACCATAGTGTGCGATTGCAAAAGCATCTGCAACACCACCAGAGGCAAAGGTGTAGCTACCCGCACTGTTTTCTTTTCCGATATAAGCAGTTTGTCCGTCACGATTAAATGTGTGGATTACAGCCTCACCTGTCGCTGCTGTTGATTCAAAACGGTTTACACCGCTAGAGGTAGATGTGTGCAGTGCGTATAAAGGTGAAATCCCCATGCCAATTCGGTTATTCGTACTGTCCACATACAGCGTATTGGTATCGACTGTCAGGTCGCCACTAAACGTACCAGTCGTTGCGGCAAGCGCCTGATTAGGATCATGCTCTAAGCGGCGCGTTACTTCTGCCAAGCCGCGATAGATAACATAGATGTTACCTGTGCCAGATGAGGGCGCGGCGTCAAAGGTCAGGGTCGTGCCAGTCGCTGTGTACGACTTGCCAACTCCCGGCTCCTGCTGGACGTTGTTGACAAATACCTCCAGTTCCTCGCCAGTGTTAACGGCGCGGTTAAGTGTAAACACGGTCTGCGAACCAGTGCCGTTGAAGCTCTGACTCGTTACCTTGGTTAACGCTTGCTGAACTGGAGTGCCTATGTATGCCATTACTCTGCCTCAATCCAACTGGTTGTTTCTTCGTCCCACTGATACTGCCCGTCACCGGAAGGATATGCAACAGGCGCGTTCCAGAGACAGGTATCTTCATCCATAGTCCAACTTGCAAACGGCTGTGGCGGGATAAAGGCATCACGAACACGGTCATAGGTAAAGCCGATACCGGCGTAGTTCTTACGCAATGGCGTTCCACCTAAAGTGTGTGTTCCGCCCATAGTGTTATAGGATGTCTGTACCCACTCACCCGGACTATCATCAACAAAATTGTCAAAGAAATCAGGCTCGGCAACAATGACTTTGGTCACGATGCCATCTTGTACTTTTGCAAAATGTGCCATCTGTTGCTCCTATATTGTGTATCGAATAATGACGATGCCAGAGCCGCCGCTACCACCAGCGTACTGTGGGTATGGAGATGCCAACAAGATTCCTCCACCTCCACCTCCAGAACCGGAATTTATGGTAGCGTTAGTACCTGTTGCAGGACTACTGCTTGAGTTTATACCACCGTCACCGCCACCAGCCTGTCCAGTACCTCTTGTACCACCAGCACCGCCTCCACCTCCAGCACGAGCAACAGAAGACCCCGATATAGATGAAGAAACTCCCACCCCACCAGAGGCTCCTTGTGCAGGACCAACAGTGCCGTTTGCGCCAACAGAACCAGAGCCACCACCGCCACCACCGGCTGTGGTTGCGGGAACGTCTCCACCAGCATATCCCTGTCCTGAAGTTCCAGAGCCACCGGTTCTTGGGCCTGAACCACCATCACTTGAAGCTCCACCACCAGACCCGCCAGAGGCACCATTACTCCAGTAACCGCCACCTCCTCCTCCTCCGGTGGCTGTAATGGAATCAAATACTGAGTTTGACCCGCTTGGGGCTGGTGTATTATTACTTCCTCCGGTTTGCCCTGCGCCACCAGCACCTACTGTGACAGTGTAACTGCCCACTCCAAGAGATAGGGCTGCTTCTGCGGAAGCCCCTCCTCCAGAACTTTGCCCAGAAACAGAAGACCGGTAGCCACCGGCACCACCACCACCACCAAATGAGCCGCCCCCGCCCCCGCCAGCAACGACAAGGTATTCAACCGAAGCTGTGCCAGTGATAACAGTAAAGGTTCCAGATGATGTAAAAGTATGAACTCTATAGTCCACACCACCATCTGTTATGTCTGTAACAGTGCCGCCTGATGCGGAAAATAAAGTAGATAAGTTTTCCCAATTGCCATTACGGTATTCTTCGGTCACACTATTGTCAGTATTGTATCTAACCATCCCCTCGACAGGCGAAGACGGACGCTGGGCTGTTGTGCCTGATGGAAGCTCAATAGCATCAGTATTACTGCCTGTGCCTAGTTGATTAGTGCCAATCTTACTTAGAGCCATCAGGTGATCTCCAGTACAGACAGGGTAACGTCAGCGGCTGATGCCTGTGAAGCTGTCACAGTAATCGAGTCGTCCTCGTTTACAACAATCTTTTGATCTCCACCTACGGCAACAAGAGCGCCCCCAACCGGAACTGGTGCGTCCTTGACGATGTAAACATTATCGCCGTCATCGTTTACAAACTGAATATCTACGGTAATCCCTGTAGACAAGATGTTTGCCACGTTCATGCCGATAACTGTCGTTGCTGTGCTAGCGGGGCAAGTGTAGATGGTGGCTGCGCTTGTACCAACCGCCGTGTCCGTTACTGTTTTAAATGTATTTGCCATTTCTTACCCCAGTGCAATTGCAAACGCCAATGCGTTTGGGTCTTGTTCAACAAGGTTCACTGCGTTGCCACTAGCATCATTGTAAACCATTTTCTCTGACGGCATTGTACAAAAAACTGTACGAGTGCCTGCTGTCCAGTTGATCTTCTCATCGCCAATTGTCAGCGCCGTATCGTCAGCCAGCGTTACTGCCGTGCTAAGATCTATGTCTGTCTGACTGTTTACTACGGCGATTGTCACCACACCATCTATGCCAGTGCCACGCACACGCTGACCTACGGTAAGGGTTCCGCCCTGAACATTGTCCACAATCACGTTAACATCGTTAGCCACCGCACCGTTAACATCAGCGGTCAGTTTAGTGCTGCTGCTTTCTAGAATGGTATCCCTAGAAAGAGTTGTGCCTGTGGCTGTGTAAGTTCCAATACCTACCTCAAAGTCCACGTTATCGGTGCAAGCATAATAAGTATTGTTGCCGTCACCGATTTCAGAAAACGCCTCAAACCCACTCAAGGCACCGGCAAGAGTTAACGTGCCAGTGCCTGTTGTGGTGGTTGTTTCCTTAACGCGATCCTTGATTACAAAGGCCATTACTTCAACTCGATGCTCAAGTTACCACTGTTGATACGGAAGATATCCCCCGTTGCAATTGTCTTACTTACATCAAGCTCACCAACAAACATTTTATTTGTTCCGTCAAAGGTAAGTACATCATTGTTGGCTAGCGTAACTGCGGTATCCAGATCAATGTTGGTCTGAGATGTAAC